AGTGGGCTGCAACTGCTGGTGGCGCTGCACTTGGCCTGATTATTGGTATCTTTGTAATTCGATTTATTCCAAAGTTTGCGGCACTATTCGTTGGTGGATTTCTGTCTTTTGCAGTTTTTCAGCAATTTCCACAGCTTGATCTACTTGTAACTGGATTCCCAATTGTTGATCAATACAATACACTTTTCCTCGGTTGGGGCCTCTGGCCTATGTGGGCGGTCACTCTTATCTGTGCAGTCGTATCATTAGTAATCTTTTGCTTTGGTATCCTCGAGTATTGGAGAAAGGTCCTTTTCATAGCTGTAAGTGGAGGATGGGCGATTACTCACAGTATTCGCCTAATTGCTCGTAACCAGACGGATTATCATGACGGTATCGCGACAGGTTGGTCTGCTGCCATTCTTGCAATTGCAATGCTTTCACTTGTAATTCTACAGCCAGTGTTTGATATGGTAAGTCCATTCAAGGAAGCAAGGCCATCGAGTGTGTTGCCAACTCGTGCAAATACAGTTCGCATGGTAGGTCGGTAAAATATTTCGCATTTTTTAAATTATATCTAGTGTATATAAATGGGCAAAAATAAGTCTTCGCCTAAACTAGACCCTGCATATTATGGGATAGGTGCTGTTGTATTGGGGCTTGTCGGATATTATTATTATATAAAGTTTTACGTAAATGGAATTGACCTAAGTATATATGGATATACTTTGGTAAATGCGTCTTCAAATGTCGCTCCACGTCCATTGATTGACCCAAAGCCATCACCGAGTCCATCGCCTGGTGCGATTGAACCAAAACCATATCCAAATCCACCTAAACCGGATCCGGCACCACCGGCACCTGGTCCTAATCCTGATGGAATTGCCCCAGTAAACGAAGGACATCCGACGATGCCTACAATTCCTCCATTTGGTATCCCAGATACTGTAACTCCTGGAAGTGCCCCTGCTTCTGGCGGCGGTGATCCGCCTCCTCCGCCTCCTCCGCCTCCTCCGCCTCCTCAAGCTGTGCCACAGTTAAAAAAGTGCACTGATATTAAATGTGATTCTAATCAAAAATATGTGCCCGGTGCTGGTAATAAAAATGGAAGATCAAAAGCGGACTGTTGTGTCAGGATGGTGTGTAGTGATATTAATTGTGATAACGAATATCTTCGTATACGAGATGCAACTAAGAAATGGTACGTTCCTGGTCGGTGTTGTATTAAAATGAATGTATCACATGAATGGCACAGAATACCTCACGTATATTATGACGATCACACTACGAATCTATTTGAGAGCGTACCCACGTCTGAAGAATGCTCTAGAAAATGTCATTCAAAAGGGAATTATGTGTTTACATGGAATATTGCCAATAATACGTGTTATTGTAAAAGTGAAATGAAACACGCAAAGAACAGCGGTGGACAAGACGGTAAATATGTCTCCGGTCGCTTCGGCACTGGTGGTAAAATGTGCGAACATAGAGATCTGGGTGGAAAATGTCAGACTTTTCCAGTTGGTCAGTATACGATGCATCATGAAAAAATGAAAGGGTTTAATGACATGTTTAGTTCAGCATTTGCATATCCTGGATATGTTCTGGAAATGTACGCCGATGATAACTTTAGAGGAAAACATTGGGCAATTGTTGGTAGAGCCAATGTACTAGGTGGCCATGCTGATCGAACATCATCAGTAAAAATACGCTGGCAAGGACACTGAGATTTTGTGATGTCTGTACCACTTCTTATTCAACATGTATCCTTAATACTTCTGTGTGCATAAATCCCTTTCCATCGAATAATGAAATTGTCATACCCGGATGAATTGGTCTAAGAATGATATTGTCAGAAAGATGAACACCATCTGATGATGGTGTAAGTAACTGTTTCATTATTGTATCAATTGCATTATCAACTTGTTTCGTGAAAATATTAGTATAATTATCTCCGTCGTTTTCATATGTAGCAACTTCTACCCGATTGTTGTTGTAGTTGAATGGGATATCATCAACAATACCTGGACCAAACCAAAATGACATGTGCACTGTCTTTTCATTGCGAGGGGCACTAACTCGTGTAGTGCGTTTAAGAAATGGATCAAGTTGTTTCCATTCAACCTGAAGTAAAAGGTGATTTGTTAACTTTTGATTATACCTGTGGATAAATTGCGGTAGGGATGGTAACGATTTTTTTATGTATTTATATACATTTTCTGGTTGTAGATTGATGTCGTTTGGGATATTATTCCAGTATTTATTTGGATTAAATCCGACTGTAGATGTAGCTTCACATCGATCTTTCCCAGATTCAATGTTAGCATTAAATGTAATAACATCTCTACATAAGGGGCATGTTCCGTTTTTAAATTTTAAATTTGGTAAGAAGCGAACTATACAGTCCTTGCAAAATGAATGATGGCATGGTGGTATTGCAATCAATTGCTTATCATCAAAGCATATGGGGCATGTTCCACTATCCATACTGTTATTTATATGAATTGTATAAAATAAAAACTCAGATTACAAATGAATCACTCTATCTGTGGAGACACCAATTTCTAGTTTATTTAGTTCGTCTTCAAACCCAGTACATTCCGTAGTTAGTAGAATGTCAGTAAGGCCGATTTGAATACCCAAGTACATTCGACGACAACAATATAAATTTGCTCCAATGTTTGAAAGTGCTTCCGATTGAGATACCTGATTGCGTAACTGTTCGTCAAATTCCCTGAATTTTACGAGTTCATTACAAGTGCAGCAACGGATTGGGGGAAGCATGTCTACATTATGAATTACATATTACGAATCTGACAATTTTTTATGAAGTCTATATTAAACCATTGGCATGGAGACAAATACTCTTCTTCTAATTTTTGGGGCGGTGATATTTGTTCTTGCATTTTATATTTCGCTCCGTAATAATATTATGGGATTTCGCGAACTGTTCTTAAAGTATTTCCCTTCCTTCAAGGAAACGTTTAAGAGGTGGAAGTGGACTGGTGCCGGTGCGGTAGGTGCAGCCGCACCGTCTGCGTCGGACGTGATATTTAAGCGCGAACTTGAAAAGAATTCTGCATTAATGGAGATGGTGAAATCTGCAATGGCTTCGGGTGAACGGGAGGTTGCAAATCAATCAAAGATTGATCCATTATATGAAGTGGATTGTTCTCATATGAAATCCGGAGGTGGCAGTGGTGGATATCCGTCTCCAGTGGGCGGAAGAGGCGGCGGCGTGGACACAGGTGGATCAAAAACAATAAAACAAGCAAATTGTGACAAGTTATCAATACTTATTAATGAAAAGGCACAAAATAAACACATCGGTACACTTGCATGGATGGCCTTTGCACACAAACATGGGTCCTAGACACGGGGACGCTTATGAGTTAGCGAAATCTTAGTGGTCTCCTCTGGTGGAGCCTCGGTTACCATCATGCCGGTAAGGCATTCGACGACTTCATCTACAGTCTGTACAACTTCAGTGACACGCTCCTCGGTAAGCGAAGGAGCATCACCAAATCGACGAGTTAGGATAGTATTAACCGATTGATCGACTAGGTGAATAAACTTCTTTTTTGGGATCTTGCGTGGTTTGTACTTGCGCTCGGCCTTGATGTAAAGTGGGCCATCTGGTTCCTCGTCGCCTTCATCAAGACGGATTGGTGCCGAACGAAACCGAACACCACCATCGGTCGTAAAATGACCACCTGCTACTTCAAGTGCGCCGACATTTGTTGCAGCTACAAAGTCAAACACTGCAATATCAGTTGCATCGGTATGCGATGCCTTTGCGTCGTCCATTAGCTCCTTTACGCGACCCGCATATGCCTTGCGCTCGAGCTCAGTATTCTTGAATGCAGTGACTGCATCATTTACAATCTCGACACTATCTTCTGGTACATGGACAAAGTTACGTGGGCAATGATTCTGGATTCGGAAGTTGCGCTTGGGTTCATCCTCATCATCGTCACCAGATGCGGTGGCAACCTTGTTACATACAAACTTGCGCATTGCTTCGGTTAGTGTCATATCGGTTCCTTGCATCGTGGAACGAAGATCCTCATTTGTGACATTTGCCATAATCTCGGTAATCAACTCGGGAGTTAGCTTTGGTGTCTTCTTTGTAGTTACGATAACAAACCACTCAGACTCGCCTGTCTTGATGGAAGAAACACCAGAGGCATCCATTGTATCCATGAGATCGTCCTTGGCAAGGGTGGATGATTCGCGAAGTTCCTTCTTGTGATCCTTTGCCTCCTTGCGAATCTTGGCAAGAATGCGCTGTGAGTTGACAAATGCTTGGACGTCCATGCCTATTATGAGATTTATAATATGATAACTATTATGTTATATACATATCAATAGGGAACTGTAAGCAACCTGCAGATGTTGTTGATTGTTATAATATGGTTGATGCTGATAATGACATATATGCTTCTTAGTATAACGCATGGGCATGGGTCAACTGCAATAAGTGCATATGATTATGGTATTCGTTGTTATAAGAATCCGTCATTGACACGTGTATATAATACACCCACAGTTTTTCTATTTCTTGAAGCTCATATGGAACGTTGTTATGATACCGATGATACTGGAAATATGATTGCATTGCGGTCATATAATGATGGCAATACATGGTCAATGCCATTGACGATTGCAAGTTCATGTAAAGAGACACATTCTCCACAGTCGTTTTTATTCAAAACTCATACATATATTATGTATGTATGTGACAAATACGGTATCGCATGGCGAAAGGTAGGAAATACAACGGTATCGCGTGAACATTACTATAAAAATATATCAAACGGAACTCCACTTCAGATTCATTCACATGGTATAGTGAGTCCATCTACCGGAACAATAAACATGCCAATCACAATTGGAGAACAATTTATGACACTGTACAGTGATGATATGATAAAATGGAAAACTGGATCAATGATTCCGTTAATGAGTAGTGGAGCGTTCGAATATATTGATAATAATACAATGTTACTCCAGGCACAAACTGTATTTAAGTGTAATGCAATTATTAACTCACATGACAACGGCAAAACGTGGTCAGACATTCAAACCATTTTTCCATTTCGACGAAACAAACCAACAATTGTGAAACACAACGAAATAATATACTTGATTTCGACGGAAGGGTTTATTTCCGGGTATGGATTAACGATATATATTTACAGGATAGATGAACATATATGGTTATCATATTATACAATTGACAGTGGTGCATCATACGATGCTTCCGCTGTTGTTAGATATGATGGAAGTATATTGGTTTGTTATGAAAAGGGATGGAGATCTTCTATTCATTGTACAATAATTGTGCCCTACACTGAATCGTTGGCCCCCATTGATGTATGAATTTTACACATTTATCTACAATAAACTCTACATAATATTTTCTATATAACCGAATCGAAAGTGCGGATGTGCACAATAAATTTTTCATTTTTTTATGACACACTGCACGTAATCGTTCTTCTGTAAAGCGTTTTACGATTTTGAAAAAAATAATTCGTTGAATGTCGTCAGGCAATATACATATATTTAGTGTCATGTTGGTCTTGCCGATGTTCTTGGTCTTGTCGATCTTCTTTGGCGTTTATTTTGTGCTTGTGCTTGTGCTTGTGCTTGTGCTTGGGCGGTAGCAGTTAGTTCTTGCGAAACTGCAGTTGCATCTGACACCGCTTGATTAATGGCTGCTTCGTCTTCAGTTGCATCTGACACCGCTTGATTAATGGCTGCTTCGTCTTCACTTTCATCTCGTTTCCGTTTACTAAAATAAGTAGATGCCTTGTATCCAACTATTCCAACTAATCCTGCAATACCCACTAATCCTGCAATCATATGTTCCGGTAAATATCCCGCGTGAGTCAAATATGATGACAACTGTACTGGCATTGCCAATGTCTCCTGGATCATATAACTAACGTTGTTTAACCATGGCATATACATAACAAGATGACCAGCCCTGCATAAATATGGTGAAAATGAAAGTCGACTAGTTGTTAATCCGCTAAATAATGCATATCCAACATTTTCTGGACATGTAATTGCTATTCCATCATTGGGTCGATGTGGTAATAATCGAAAATCTCGTACTACAGCATCATAAACCCAGTATAATTTCTGACCATCTGCCCCGGTGCCGCCGTCAAAATATGCTTTTGCTATGCGATTTCCTGCAATAAGTGCAGGTTCAACCGCATGCTGCAAACCAATCAATGCACCAATCCCCCCCGCAATCAATAGTGTCTTCCATAAGTTTGACCATGTCATTAGATATGCCATACTTTTGAGTCCAGTTTCG